ATATAGTCTGAATTTTTTTCCACGAGGAGGCTGCACGTCCAAAAGCTCTGCGCCGGCTAAAAGCTCTTTCACATAGTCGGAGTCGTAAGAGCTAATGATTTTTTCATAGTGATCTTTTCCTCCTGGGCCCCCCTTAACCCAAAGGGCCGCTTCAGCTGAGTCCATGGAGATAGGTTCATACGCTGGATCTTCAGTGGCATTGGGCGTCTCTGAAGGATCAGAAGTTAAATCTCTTGGCAACAACAAAAGTTTATAGTTTTTTTCAAAAGACAACAGGGAGGCTAAAAATGTCTCTGCTGTGAAATCAAATTGATAAAACTTAATCGCCTGAGCTTCAACACCGGTCAGTGCTTCACCAGAGCCGGCTTCTCTAAAAGTTTTCAGGCCAACGATATAACTCATTTGCCCCTCGGCGCCTGCTTGACCAACGTACTGATTACTCTCTGGGTCTTGTTTTAGACCGTCGGGATCGATAAAGTGATCGACTAAATCTCTGTAGCTTCCGTGTACATCTCCTGGTTTTTCGCCAAGAAGCTTCAAGCTCACAGGATTCTTATCATTGTCAACTAAATCTTGAATTCCAGCGGTGCCGGCCGGCACTTGTGTACCACTGAGCAGCGCTGCTAGGAATCCTTCGAAGGCGAACCCTGCCGCAGAAGCGTTAAAGTGTAGTAGAATGTTTGTCAATGTGTCCAAAAGCACGATGTGCGAGAGAATTTCAGATATATCCTCTGTCTCCGGAGGGTTCTCAATAAATTCATTAATATATTGTATTTTTTCAGTTAAGTTGGTTCCCTTCGCGACGATCCTGGAAAGAAGATTTTGAATGATTTCTCTATCTTTAGTCCCCTCTTTGCCCCACATCTTCTCTGATATTCTAATGATTGGCAGCTTGAGCGTGATGTCTCTCTGTTCCGCCTGTGTTTGAACTTCGTCGACAACTTCGATTAACCGAAGAAGATTATCTAAGTTAAGTTTCGATCTGGCTTCGGTAAAGTAGTTCTCTTTTAAAAAGTGTAATTCATCTTTATTCATGTGGCACCTCTATATAATTAGAGAATTATATCGGCAATGCCCAATTTTACTGCTTCCTCGGCATTTAAATAGACATTTGCTTTCTTATTCATCAATTTTCTCACGTAAGCTTCGGTCATGTCCGTTTCCTCCGCGAGCGCTTGAACATACATTTTTTGTATTGCTTTTGTTTCTTTAAACTCATTTTCGACATCAGCTAGATACCCATGCTGTCCAGCAACGACTCCATGAATCATTACTCTGCAATACTTTCCTATCTTTCTCTCGCCCTTGGTACCAGCGGCCAAGAGCAGCACGCCGGCGGACATTACCTTTCCTAACCCCTTAGTGTGGATAGGAGTCATTGTCCTCAACTCTCGCATTGCATCGTATACAGAAAACATATCAGCAGCTAGACCGCCATGACTCGATACGACAAACTCCAACGGCTGATATGTAGTAACAATATTAGAATTTTCATCCTCTGGATCTTCCAGCATATGCTCTTGACCTGTGAGATGCAATGCGTACAAACCATATATAGCTTCTGAGCACTTTTCTTCATTGATATCGCCATATATACCTGTAAGCCTGAAGTCTGGTTTTTGACTGTTCATCACAACCGATAATACTTCTTCCGGGCTAGCTTCTTTTTCTTCTGAAAATAGTCTTTTATTAATTTTCATTTTTGGTTTCTGCTCCTTGTTGTTTTAAAACCTCTAAAATTTTCATGGCTTGTTTCCAATCTTCCACAGCTATTTGCTGCCAGGTGCCATCAGGTATGGCATTTTTTAAAGACTGAAGTGCCATTCTTTGCCAGTGCTCAAAAACAACTTTTAGTGTCTCTTCGCTACCGACTTCTGCTGATTTTAACATATTTTTCGAAACATCTTCAGTGAGTTTCAGAATCGCTAAACAGTTAATAAAAGTTATTTTAAATAAAAGCGTCTTTGACCACACTCCAAAAAGCCTTATCCCGAGAGAGTGCGCGACAACACCGGCAAAAAATATAAACATCGCTTGCGTCAATTCCATTTGTTACTCCATAAGTAAAAAAAAAGGCAGGCCCCGATGGCCTGCCCTTAAAAACAGCTTAAGTTTTTTTTATAAATACCTAGACCTTCTCTCCATCAAATTAAGTCTGCGAGCGACGCGACGTAGAGTCTCTTCCATGATCTCCTCTTGTAACGCCTCTTCCTCTTCTAGCTCAACTTCAGTGACGACTTCACCATCGCCTTCAGCATAGATCTCTTCGAGAGAACCCTCACCCATGGCGGTCATGGGATCCGCGCCGGCGTCGTCATCTGCTGCAGCCATCATTTCATCATCACCGCCTTCGACAGAAATCATTCCGGCAGCTGCGGCGCCTTCGGGACCAGCGGCCTCAAGAGCACGTTTAAGATCTGCAATCAAATCCTCAACTGCGTCGACAACCTCAGAACCGGCGTCGTCTTCTTCCTCGCCGCCCATCATTCCCATCTCGTCTTCTTCGCCAGTGTCCCCCTCAGCTTCGGGTTCTTCGGCGGCGTCCTCGGCGCCTTCTTCTTCTTCATCGCCCATCATCTCTTGCTCGTGAAGTTTCGTAACAAAACCATCAGTTAGCGCGCCGATGTTGGCGAATTTCATCATTTTTCGAATTTCTGATTCTTGTAAAAGCTGCTTTTTCATGTTTTTTCTCCTAAAATGCTTCTAAGCATACACATTAAATAGAGTTATAATAAGATAAATGACAATTTTATTAAAACAATTTTTTTATTTTTTGTAAAGCCTTGTCTTGTATCTGTTTAACTCTTACATAACTCATGCCTAAGCGCTCTGCTGCCTCTCTTAAAGTCAGAGGCCCATTGGCGCTGACAGTTTCAAACACACAATTGTTCTCTGCTTCATAATCTATCCAATAACGACACTCTTTTATAGGACACGAAGTTCCTAATTTTTTGCAAGTCTCTAAACAACTAATCATAAATTTGTTTCCTGTTCTATAGTATCAAATATATTTTCAATTTCATTTTTGTCTAGAGAAAAATTCTTCTTCAACTGCGTAGATTTTTGCCGAATGCGATTAATTTTATCTCTTTTGTTTTTTCCCTGAAATTTATACTTCTCTTTACACATGTCTAGAAATTTATGAATTAAATCGTCGTCTTCTATGTAGCCAGTTATCATAAGCCTAAAGAACTGCGACTGAGTGATGCCATCAAAGTCACATCTAATTTTTAGTTTAGCCTGTCGATGAGCGCTATCATAGAACATGATTTTCTTTCTGTCTTCTAAGTTGGGCACAGTGGGATCTTTCATTTGTTTCTCCAAAGTATGTGAGTATTACTCTCTACTTGAGACGCATTTGTCTGTCGTATGAAATCTGCTTTACATCGAAATTCTTCCAAGCTTCGTGCGCCTGAATAAGACAGGCCACTGCGAATGCCACCAGCAATATCTTCAAGGATATTTTCAACACCACCCCTAAACGGTACCGTGGTGGAAACACCCTCCGGTGTTGAAGATTTCCCCCTCCAGGAGTTTTGGGCCGCTGAGGATGCCATCCCTCTGTATACTTTATATTTCTTGCCCTCTTTACCAAAGAATGTTTCTCCAGGTGTCTGCTTAGTGCCGGCCAACATAGAACCGACCATAACAAAATCTGCGCCGGCGGCGAGAGCTTTCACCATGTCTCCAGTAGTCCTTATGCCACCATCTGCAATAATTTTAGTCTCATAAGTAGTACGAGAACACTCTAAAACACTTTGAAAAGTTGGCATACCATGACCAGAGACCAATCTTGTAGAACAAATTGATCCTCCTCCAATTCCTACGCGCACACTATCGGCGCCCCATTCACTCAGGTTTTCAAACCCTCTCAAAGTGGCGACATTACCAGCCATGATGTGGATTTTATTACCAAGCAGAGAGCGGAGCCTCTTTAAGGCGTGCTTCATAAGGGTATGATCACCATGTGCGACGTCAATGCATAGTACCGAAGCGCCGGCTTCATATAAAGCGATCGCTCTATCTTCAAAATCTCCAGTTACGCCTATTGCGGCGCCTGTTGAGCCATGGCTTTGCTTCACCAAGTTGACCTGTTCTGAAATGGTATTATACCTATGAATTACTCCTAGGCCACCATGTTTTGATATCGCAGTGCTCATATCAGACTCTGTAATCGTGTCCATTGGGCTAGATATCACTGGAAGTTTGAATACTCTTGTATCATCTAACTGGCTGCTTATATCTACTTGTGATCTACTTTTAATATCACTGTGCTTTGGAACTAACAACACGTCATCAAAGCAATATGCTTGCTTAAAATCCATTTGGAAGCCACCCCTCGTCTTGAATCAATCTAGTGATACTGTCATTCTTTTTTGGATGTCGGTCTCTCATGTCCAAGTCTGCAACAGAAGTATATTGCTTGTCAGGTGTGTCAGTTGAGCCCAGCGCGCCGTCGCCCCTATTAGACATAGTGATGCCTTCACCATACAGTAGTCCAGACTCATCTTCTCTAACTCTAAAATGCACAACAGGCACAAGAATTAACTGAGCGATTTTGGCTCCTTTTTCAATAAACTGCGTCTCTGTGCCAATGTTGTGAAGATCAATAAACACCTCGCCATCGTAACCACTATCAACAATGTGCGCTCCGACAACCAGAGACCTTTTTGCTCCCATGCTACCACGGTTGCACACCTGCAGCATGTAGCCGTGAGGTATGCCAAACTTCAAGCCAGTCCCCAGCATCATGTTTTTTCCAGGTTCGATCTTCACCATTGTCACAGTTGGATCGTTTGGGCAGTAAAACACATCCAAGCCAGCGTCGCTTGGATTGGCTCTGTGGGGCGCCTTTGCGTCAACCCTCTTCGTGAACTCTAAAATCATTTTGTATCTCCTTAATTAAATTATTTGCTTTTGTCCAACACTCCGGACAATACAATCTTACTAGCTTTTCTTGTTCTCTAACAATCACTTGCCAAGTTTCTGCATGTTCTTTGGAATTTTTATCAAATGATGTGTCGCATGCAGCGCACGAATCCGTCATAAGATCGAACATCATCAATTGTTTGGCCATTTTTCTCTCTGCTTTTTTTGTTTTTTTAGCTTGATTTCTAGCCATCTTTCTTTTTAAGCTTCCCATACCTATCCTAGTAATTTAAATGTGTGGCGAACCGACCTAGTACTAAAACCCCAGTCTTCACTATAATCCAACTTAGCCGCATATGGGCGGTTGATATGAATTTCGTCTCCCTCTCTGACACCCCAGCATTTGATTGAAGTTGATGACGAACTGTCATCAATAACCTTTACGATCCAATATGGTTTGCCATTTTTTGTTGTCTTAGAAATGATCTCCCTCGGAATAAACCATGCGACGCCAAGGTCTTTATCCCAAGATCCAATAGAGGGGACCATATATCTTTGAATTGACTCTCTGATTGCTTTTGTCATCACCAAGTCAAACGGAAATATGCCTGTCAAGGAAGAGACATGTTCGATTTTTTCCTCAATAGTAAAATCTTGCTCTGACGCATACTCTCTTATCTTTTCCTCCAGCTTCTTGGCGCTCTTTGGCCTGTCTTGCACACAAGACATCCAAAAGTGTTTACAGCCATTAAACCTTTCATCGATTAGGCTGTCTAAGGCGCCTGAGCGACAAAGAACGTCTAGAGACTTCTTGTTTAGTTTTGTCTTGGCACCGAACAAAAGCTCCTCTACTGTGTTGTAAGGCCGATTGTTGATAATCTGCTCAACTGCTTTGTCGCCCAGCCCCTTAATAGAACTGAAGGGTTGGATTAAAGTCTTACCATCCTCGTCAATCTCCCACTGTGCAGTTGATGTGTTGATATTGATATTCTTAATGTTGAAGCCGTGTTTCTGAGCTAAGCTAATCGCTGCTTCTTTGCGTGACTCTGGTTCCTTATCTAAGAAAGCAGCAGTCCAGCACTCTGGGTAATAATTCAAGAGCCAAGCACACTGAAAAGAAAGGATACTGTAAGCAACAGCATGAGACTTATTAAAACCATACCCACTAAAATATTCAAAATTCCTCCAGAGGCCCTCGGCGGACTCTCTATCGATTGACTTATCAGCACAGCCTTCAATAAATCTCGCTCTAATGCTTTCCTTCTCTTCAACACCTTTTTCTGTTCCTTTCTTAGTTAGAAGTTTTCGAAGCTTGTTGCCCTCTTCTAGAGAAATGTCCTTGCCAAGCTTGTGAGCCAACAGGGCAATTTGCTCCTGAAAGATCATAAACCCTGCTGTTTCTTTTGTCACCTCTTCAACAATATCGTTTAGATACACCACATCTTGTTCTTTCTTGGCTTTAACATATGACTTGTCAACACCCGCACTCAGCGGGCCCGGGCGGTAAATTGAAGTAATAGCTGATATGTCAATGATATCCCTAGGCTTGACTTTGCGAGCCAACCTTTGTGCGCCGGCGTTTGTGAATTGAAAGATGCCGACGAATTTTCCCTTATGAAAGACGTTCTTGTATACCTTCTGATCGTTCAAATCAATTTTGTCGGGATGCAAATTCTGATCATAATAACGTTTAATATCATGAAATGTCGGATTTTCGACACCATGATGGCGCTTAAGGACATGACCAACTGCAGACTGAATCATTTCTAATGTCGACAGACCTAGAATATCAAACTTGATAAAACCTAGCGGCTCAAGATGACGAACATTCATGCCCTCAGACCATGGAGTTTGCACTACACCACCGGAACAAATCAAAGGCATATACTTATCTAGATCTTCACCAATGACCACACCTCCGGCATGTCGACTGGTCGATCTAACTTGACCAACCAGAGCCTCAACATGTGTCTTGATGTGCGGGTACTTCTTTAAAAACTTATTTAGTGATTCTGAGTATTCCATAACCTCTTCAAAAGTAGGCACATACACGCCGGCGCGGATTCCATGCTTGGCCTTAGCCTTCGGTGTGGCTTCTTTAACCATGCGGCTGGTGACCGGATTAACCTCGGTGAATGGCACTTTATAGAACTTACTAATATCTTTAATAAGTGAGCGAAGCTGCAGAGTGTTAAAGTTAGAAATGGGTACAACAGTGGTCTCTCCCCACTCTTTAGCTAAGATTTCTTTAAGACCGAAAGCATCGCTTACATCGTAATCAATATCCGGATAGTCTTTGGCATCGGATCTTAAGAATCTGCTAAAAAGAAGACCGTATTTGATTGGATCAACTTGCGTGATTCCCAAGACATAAGAAACAAGCGAGCCGGCTGCAGAGCCTCGGCCAGGGCCGGCGAGCATGTGGTTGCCAGCTGTGTCTGATATCGCCTTCATAGTGAGAAAATATTTACTGAAGCCTCTGTTGTTGATCACAGTAAGTTCATGCTTAAGACGATCAATATATTCTTGGTTGTCAGCGAACCCCATTTTTCTCAGCCCTGCGATGGACTCCTTAATTAGCGTTTGCTCGCCAGTCTCTCCGTCTGGAATTACAAAACCTGGTAGGCGGACTGTGTCATCTGGCATGAAATCTTCAATTCTTTCATGAGCAATCCAGTGGGTCTTTACTAAAGAATCGTACACGACGTCGTCATCGTACTCGACACCGCACTCTTCCGAGTACTTCTTATAGGCAGCCCACATCTGATCGCCGTTTTTAGGATAAAGCTCCATGCCCATTTCATCAATATCGACGGGAAGCTCGGACTTCATGTATTCCGGCACCTTTGATTTACCAAGCCAGCCTAGCCGTTTATAAAGCTCGCGGTCTTTCCATGCTTCAGAACTAGGATAGTGAGAGTCTGCGGTAGAAATAAGCTCGATACCGAACTCTTTATGCATCTTGATAACATATTGGTTTAGCTCGTGCTGCTCAGGTACATTATTCCACTGCAGTTCCCCATACCAACGATCTCCGAGACACTCAATCATTCTTCGTGTGGTCGTTCGCATGGCCTCTAGAACAGCCTCTTCACCTTCTTCACGATTATTCCA